ACTAATAGTGGCAATTGGTTTTTGGTGAATTCAACAGGAGATTTTCCCGTTTCTTTTGATATTGATGTTTTAAGGAATACTGATAAGGTGTCTTATTCAACTGTTTCAGGTAAATGGCAACATTTACCACAAACTGGTTTTTACACACCTTATTCAGCTGCTGGTGGATGTGGAACTGTGTTAGCAGCGCCTGGCGCTGGCATACTAGGTTTTCACGTAGCAGGATCGTCAGATTTAGGATTTTGCGTCCAACCATCGAAAATAGTTATGCAAGAGATTAGAGATTTGATGTTGAATGGCCCTTGTGCAAGAAATTTTGAATTAGACGACAAAGTAATACCCAACTTTTCAGGAGTTAGAGTTAGATACGAAGGAACTGTTGAGCAATCAAGAGCCGTCGGTGAAACTAGCTTTATTAGGAGTGTGTTACACAGGAATGGATGTGAGGAGATGGAACAGTTAATTCAGGAGGTTCAGGCGAGTAGTGAAAACTACACGGCTGTACCTACTGATACGATTGATGCTAAATCTCCCCCTAATTTCAGATCCCAAGGAACACCTGCTAAGACGTTAAAACATTTGTCTCAAAAAACTTTTGTACATCAAGGAAGAGTTACTCAAGAAGAAATTGATTTTATAAAACGATATTTAAGAACGTTATTCATTGAATTTGATGATTTAGATGATGATGAAGTAGCATTTGGAGGTAATTATGTACCGCCGCTCAATAAAGATTCCAGTAATGGATATCATTGTATGAGTGGTAAAGATAAGTACTTCGATTTCGAAAATAAAACAATTAAGAATGAATTGTATGAATTGGCAGAAGCGATTGATAAAGAAGCTAAGAATGAAGTGTATAATTATGATCATTTTATGTGTAAAGAGACTTTTAAAGATGAGTTACGATCATCTACTAAAGTGGATACACCTAGGACGTTTAGAGTTATGCCTTTAGGGCATATTTGGTGGACGAAGAAGATATTTGGTCAGTTGTTGAAACACTTTAAAGATACTCGTCATGAAACTGGTATTAGTGTAGGTTACAATCCGTATATTGATGCTGATCTATTGGCGAAGAAATTAATAGAATGTGTAGAAACAGGTGATGCTGATTTCAAAGAATGGGATGGAAAGACGTTAGCCATATTCATAAGAATCATAATTGAAGTGATGAAAGAATTTTACAGAGGTAAATATCCACACATGCCAGAATGGTTATCAAATACGATTGCTAATTCTTTTGTGTTGGTTAATGATGAAATATGGGCGACTACTCACGGATTGCCATCCGGGACGTGGTTGACTTTATTACTTAATTGTTTACTTAATAAATGTTTAACAGCTTTGGTTATATATAGGAATAAGAAAGATGCGCAAGTTGAAGATGTATGGAAAGTTATTGATTATGTTACAGGAGATGATAAATTGATGGGTACAAAGAAAGATATGGCCCCTTATTTTAATCTTGAAAAGGTAAGAGATGTAGCGGAATCCCTAGGTATGAAATGTACTAATGGAGACAAAACAGCTATTACAAAACCAACTCAGGATTTTGATAAATTGACATATGTGAAAAGACATTTTCGTCAACATCCCGTTTTGAAGCGTTATGTAGGGTGTCTTTCATTAGACACCATATTTAATACTTTGCAATGGGTAGATTCGACGAAAAATGTACACGAAGCTATGGTAGGGAAAATGAGATCTATGCAAGTAGAATCTTATTTACATTCACCTAATTTGTACCGGAGATTGACTGCGATATTTGAGAAAAAATATCCGTTTGATGCGTTTTTTAGTGAAAGTAAGGTTATTAATATACTCAACATGCCAGAAGGGTATGATGAAATTATTAATATGCAAGGAAAAAATTTTTCTTTTTAAGATGCTTGATTATGGCAGAGTAAACTGCCTTAACAAATCCTTGTTGATCAGGATGGCAACCTATAGCCCATATTGTAATTATACGGTTATGCAATAGAAAGATGACGATACTTCTAGCCGTGATTACAAATGAATTTCTATCGTTATATCACTGGTTAACGAAACAGTGGTTGAAAATTTTTATTTCGTTACACAACTTTTAAATATTGATAAAGACTTTAAACAAGTCTCTAATAGTGATTTTGATATCACTTCCCAAAATATGACGACAACAGTGGCTTCAGTAACTACGCGTGAAATCCAGGAGATTGATTCACCGTTCAACGACTTTTTTATGACAGTAGATATACCCGATGCTTATCGAGTAGATGCTAAATCTTTTATAGAGAGGCCGTTTTTTGTTGATGAAATCACCTTTCCAGATACAGCTGCTAGATATACTTTACTGACCAGTTCTGTGCGTTTCCTACCCGGAGATATTGCGCGTAGTAATGATTCAGTATTGAATATGTTTAAGATGGCTGCTTATGGACGTCCTGATTTAATGATTAATGTTTCTATGGCAGGTACTATTACTCATGCTGGATGTGTTTTGGTGGGGGTTTTACCACCTTTCCCTACATATCCTAATTTGGTTGGTACTAACAATGCTTCATTAATCAATACCATTTTATCAGGACCACACGCTTTTTTACATGCAAATGAAGCTACTTCTGTTGCTATACCAGTTCCCTGGTACTGTAACACTGATTTGGCTACGACTGATATGGAACAAACACAAGGGTATGATACAACGTTGGATATTACTGTGACTAACGGTAATTATGCAACTTTAGTGTACTTAGTGTTAAACCCATTGCAACCTTCTACAGGCTCTTCTAAATCTTTGCGGATTATAGTAGAAGCTTGTTTCAAGAATTTTGATTTGGCTGTTCCAACACCTAGATTTGTCTCATGGACTGCCCAGAGTGGACGAACAATGTTTAACCCCAACTATGAAGAATTTGATAAATTAGCCGCACAATACGGAATCGAAGAGTGGATAAATGCACCTCCTAAGAAGAGGCACCGTTTATTACATAGATTGACGAAGTATGCCCCTTATGTGGGCGGCGTTGCTAGTGTTATGGTTATTCTGCTTAGAGTCGGGTTTGCTTGTATGGCGGGTGAAGATCCATTACCAATGGATTTTATACCTACCCCTCCGAACTGGGAACCTCAAACAGGAATTATTGATGGATTCAAGAATATAGCTACAGGGTTGTTTGATAGTGCTGCCAATGGTCTCAAGACTGCTGCAGCTGATGCTATTGACGTAGGACGAGGTGTTATCAGAGAGTATACAGGATTGCATAATCCCAATATACCCCAAGTACAAGAAAGAGTTATAACTACGGCTACCAACTTTGTAAACAATACAGATGTTCCACAATTTTTTGAAAAGTTAGATCCTTTCGTAAAGTTTAACAGAATAGTCAAAGAGCCAATATTCGGTAGTAATATCGATGAAATGGCTATTGCTAATATTGTTACTAAAAAACAGCATATAGGATCTTTCAAAGTTGACGTGAATGATGGAGTTGGAGTGATGAAGTGGGCTCGTCCTATATCACCATTCCAAGGAGGCAATGGAGTTGCGAATCCTGACGATTCAATTACCTGCTATAACAATTTAGAATTGTTGCACAGTTTTAGTAGAGGCTGGCGAGGCCCTATGAAGTTAACTATACAATCAGTTATGAATAATAAACAGCAGTGTAAATTGAAGGTGGTCAAAATGTATAATCCATCTGTGAAAATAACGTCACAGTATCCAGTTTATAAATCCGTAGTGAATGCTCCAACGCACTTACTTGAATTTACGCAAGGTGGGCAAGAACATGAGGTTTCATTACCTTATTTATGTCGTAATGACATCACCCCTTGTGCAACTAACATGGATACTGAGGCTATGTTTCATGGCATTTATTATATATATGTGGCTCAACCACTAGTCGTTTCAGATTCGTCACCAACCTCTGTTGAATTTAACATTTATTTGGCAGGAGAACCAGATTTAACTTTTTATGGATATACAACAGCTACTACTTACCATAGTAGTTATGGAGTTTTACCTCAACCAGGTAGTAAAGAACTTGTTGCCACAAATAAGAAAGGATCTCCAATTTCAAAAAGACCTTATGTATCGGTCACTCGTTTCCAACCTAACATTGCTTTTTATAAGTATGCTCCGGATGTGGATACGACAATGGCTGCTATTTATGTTAATTCGTCTAAGATTAAGGAAAAGGATAGGACAAAATGGGATGATGCACAGCGGAAACACTTTGAAGCTTATAAGAACACGAATAAAGAAGCATATGACATCATTCTTGATAATTACAATAGTGTTAAAGATTTGTTTGGTGATCGTTTAAGCGAAGTCATTAAGAACTGGAAGTTTAATGCTGAGCATAAATGTACTGAGGTAGAAGTCAGTAGATTGAAAACTCATGAGATTATACGACTAAA